TGCTACGTGAGCAATCATAAAGTCAGAGAATTTTGGTGGTAAAGATTGATTTAATCCATACCCCATTTGTTGTGCTTCCCAATCGTTTACGAAGTCATACTTACATAATTCTAAGTTAACTTGTAACTCAACTGGTTGGATAATTCTTTCTGTAAGTGTTACAGATGAATTAGGTGTGAAATCACAACTAGCAGGACTAACTAAAGCTGCTGTTGCTAATTTTTTAATTACTTCTTTGTAAGCGATATTTGCTTTTACTGTTAATCCTCCATCATCAATTGTAGATGCTGAAAGAAGTGCTGCAGCAATATATTCTCCTGCGAACTCACCTGCATACGTAGTAGTGATATTTACAGCAGTTGCTAAATTTACATTTTTTAGATTACTCATTTTTTTTATTATTTATTTAATTTATTTAATACTCTATCTAGTGTCGTGTTAAACTTACCTTTTGCAAATTCAACCTTTTTTGTTTTACTAACTGATTCTGGGTTATGTTTTATTGGCTTAACAGCAGCTTCAGATAATTCTTCTTTTTTTACTTCTTCAGAAAATTCTTCTTTTACTGTTCTTGATTTTAATGGTTGTGAATCAGAACTCATTTCTTCTTCTTCCATTTTACTTTCTTTATCTGATTTTAAATCAGCGATAGCATCTTCTAGGTTTTGGATTCTTTTTTCCATTCCTTCCCAATCTCCAACATCAGCCATTTTTTCTTCATCTTTTTTATCTTCTTCGTAGTCATCTTCTTTTAAATCAGAAGTGATTTCTTCTCCATCTTCTCCTTCTTTCTGTGGAACTTCATCAGATACTTCTCTAACATCTCCGATAATTCCTTCTTCTTCAACAACTACTAGTCTTGAATCTTCTAGCATATATTCGCCAACAGGCATTGCTACTTTTTCATCATCTGTTACGATAAAAATTTCTTTACCTTTTTCAAATGATTCTGCACTTACGATAGTGCCATTTTCTAACTTCATTTCCTCAAGTTTTACCTCGATATTTAGAAGTGTTTTAATTTGGTTTAACATTTCAGTTGATTTCATATTATTTATATAACGATTATTTGATTTAATTTTGCATTTTCAAGTTATTCTTGTGATTACTCCGATGCCTTGTGCGTGTATTGAGCCATCACAACAATCAATAGAATATTTATTAGTATCCCAACATAAACACGCTCTAGAACTTCCCTTAGGACTTGTTCTACTAGGTATATATGGTCTATTATTATTCCGTTTCATTTGTCAGTATGTTTTTTATTTCATTAAGTAGTTTATCATCCTCTGACATATCTTCTTTGATTGATTCTTTAGGTCTTTCCATTTTATCTGCAAAGTAACCCTCAATAGAAAAACCCTTAACTTTATTAGTTTTAACGTATTCTTGCCAAATATCTTCATTATTTACTTTTACTGCTCCCATCCAAGTACCTACAGGAACATCTAATCCATACTTTCTTGACTTGTCGTGTACTTTGTCTTCTACTATCCAACTTTCAACAAGTGTTAATCCATTCAACGCTTCTTTGTGTTCTAGTGTTGAATTATTTTGATAACCATTTTTTAAATACATCTGAGATGCTTTCATTATAGTATCTTTTGAAAAGAATATATAATAATCCCCTTCGTTTCCATTTCTGTAAATTGGTTTATTAGGTATCAATAAAGCACCTAATAATATTTTTTTTTCTTTATCTAGTTCTGCTAATTTAATTTCTTGTGAATTTAAAGCAACAAAATCAGATTCAATAGCTGGACTTTCAACAATAGAAATAGCATCTATGCCGCTTTCTTCTTGTTCTTCATCTAAAATTAGTTCTATTATTTTCATAATTATATAACGTATTAAAAATTTAAATTTGTATTTATCCTATCGTTGCACCCTCAATAGTGTTTCTTTCTAATGCTTGTGCTGATGTAACTTCACTAGCTACAACAAAGGCTTGTACAGGTGCTTGAGTTTGACCCCCTATAACATCTGCTAATTGATTAGTGCCACTTGCTCCAACTATATTAAATGCAGGTGGTGCTGCTGAAGGTGTTACTGAAGATGGAGATGGTATTGTGCCACCACCACTTGAGCCACCTGCTACTGCTGCTGCTTTTTTTGTAGAACCTACTGCTGCCTTTACTGCACTTATAATACTTGCGCCTGTGGCGATTGCAGTTAATATAAAAGGAATATTAAATGGTGGTGGTGCTGTGTTTGCTGCTTTTGCAACTGAACCTGCAACCTCTGTACTCGCTTCTGCACCTGTAACTACTGCTTTAGTTGTAGCATTTTTTGCTGCTAATATTTGTGCCTTTGCATCCATTATAAAACTTTTTGCAAGTAAAAATTGTTTAGCTAGTAACAATGCTTTACCTAATTTAGTTTCTTCTCCTGCAAGAGCAATAGCATTGTCGTATGTAGCTTGTCTTCTTTCTTGTTTAGCTTTTTCTAATTCAGCTTCTTTGTCTGTTACTGCTTGTTTTCTTGCAGTATCTTCTGCTGCTATTTTATCTTTTCGTTCTTTATCTTGTAAGTCAAATGCATCTTGTTTCTCTTTTAAAACTAAATCTCTAGCATCTTTTAGTGCATCTGTATTTACATTATTTTCTTCAGCTTGTGCTATTAAAGCATCATAATGTTCCTGTATTTTTATTAATTCAAGGTCTCTTTTGTCTTGTTCTGAAACTGCTTCTGCATCTCTTAATGATTTTTTAAAATTAGCTAATTCAGTTGCTTGTGCTTTTTCTTCTGCTGTTATTTGTTTGCTAATTGTATTTACTTCCCTTTGTAATTGTCTTGCTGTATTTGCTCTAGCTGCTTGTTGTCTATTAACTGCTGCTATTGCTTCAGCTTCTTTAGATAAATTTTCTTTATTAGTTCTACTAAAAGTATTTTCTAAAACTTGTGCATCACGCCTTAATTCTAAAAATTCTGTTTCTTTATCTAATAATTGGTCTTCTAATATTTGAGCATCTAGTAAGGCTTTTTTTCTTTCAGCAGCACTAAATTTTTCTTCTTCTCTTGATTTTAATCTTAATAATGCTATTTCAGATTCTAACTTACTTCTATCAACAATTAAATCCCTTTCTATTTTATCAGCTTTGGCTCTCATATCATCAACTTCTGCTGCTGCCTTACCTTCTTTTATTTGTTCTGCTGTAAATTCTTTTACTGCTTTGGTAGCACTATTTACTGTATCTGTTACACTTTCAACTCCTAGTGTTACTTTTCCAACTGCATCTGCAGCTATCTTACCTGCTTCAGAAAAATTACCTTTAAATAATTGCGTAATTGCTTTTCCAAGACTAGGAACTAAATTTATCAATCCCTCAAACCTAGTAACTAGATTTTCTTTTATTAAGTTTCCAAATGACTTTAATGATTCAACAGGGTTTTCAAATGCACTGATTATGGCTTCTCCTAAATCTGCCATCAAATCAACTATATTTCCTGTAACAGCACCTATTACTCCCATTAGTTTAGCAAACTTGTTTTGACCTTCTTCTGAGCCTTGAAATGCTGCTGCAACTGATGTTATTGCTAGTACTAAAGCACCTAATCCTGTCGCAATTATAGCAACTCTCATTAACTTAAAGCCTTTAGTTGCACCACCAATGCTTTTAGTCATTCCTTGGAAACCTGAAATAGCACCACCTAATTGATTATCTACAATACCTAGTACGCCTGAATAATCTGCAGTATTTGCTTCAGCTTCTTTTAATTGTTGATTAGCTATCTTTCTATCGGCATTAACTTGTTTTAAACCTTGCTTTTCTTCTTGTAATTGTTTTTTTGTTTGTTTGATTAATTCTTTAGTCTGCTTAATGCGATTAGCATCCTGCTTATTCATTCCTTCTAGTTCCCTTTCATAATCACTAATATTATCTTCCAGTTCTTGTATAAGGTCTGTCTGTGCTTCTAAAGACTTATTTAATTCATCAATATTAGCTTGTGCTTGTTTAGTAGTTAATTTAACCTCGAAAGTTTTCGTTACTATTGCCATTTGATGTTGTTTT